ACACAGATGCTATAAACCAGGTACAACGAAACTTAAAAACTGGTGTGCCAAAAAAGGAGATTCGCTCTCTACTCAAAAGCCAAGGGTACGAGGGCGAGAACATAGACAGGGTTATCAAGAAAGAAGAAGAGAATACAGACAACTCAGACTTTTGGGTAAAATCAGAAAAAGGAGCGGTCAGTATCATACCATTTAAGTTTAAAACTTTCTTAGAGACTCATGGCTTTTACAAGTACACTCCAGATGGTAGTAATAATTACATATTTATAAGAATTAAATCCAATAGAATAGACAATACTACAGATGACTTAATTAAAGATTATGTACTTAACTACCTACTGGAGATGGACGACCTATCAATCTACAATCATTTTGCAGAGAGAACTAAATACTTTAAGGAGGATTTCTTATCTCTATTATCTTACAAGAAGATACACTTCATAGAAGATACACCGGCTAAGTCCTATTTATACTACAGTAATGTAGCTTTAGAAGTTACTAAAGATAAGATAACTAAGATACCTTATGATGATTTACAAGGATTTGTGTGGAAGGATCAGATGATTAAAAGAAATTTTGACTACTGTGAGAATACAGATTGTGACTATGGTAAGTTTATATACAACATAAGTGAGTCTAATCCAGTGAGAGAGAACGCAGTTAAGAGTACAATTGGTTTTCTACTTCATGGACACAAGAATCCAGGGTACTGCCCTGCTGTTATAATACATGATGAGAACGATTCAGAAGAGCCTGAAGGCGGAACCGGTAAGGGATTATTTGTACAAGGAGTATCTCAACTAAAAAACAATGTAACTATAGATGGTAAGGCTTTCTTTTTCGAGAGGTCCTTTGCTTATCAATTAGTATCAGTAGACACGCAAGTGTTGACCTTTGATGATGTGCGTAAAGGCTTTGAGTTTGAAAGATTATTTAGTATTATAACTGAAGGAATTACTTTAGAAAAGAAAAACAAAGATGCTATAAAGATTCCTTTTAAAGACTCACCTAAAGTAGTTATCACAACTAACTATGCAATAAGTGGTAGTGGTAATTCATACGAGAGACGTAAGTGGGAGTTGGAGTTTTTTGCTCATTACTCTAAGGCTTATACTCCTCACGATGAGTTTGGTAAGTTGTTCTTTGCAGAGTGGGATGAGGATGAGTGGTGTAAGTTTGACAACTATATGTTGAAGTGTTTACAAATATACCTAACCAGTGGATTCAAAGCTGCTCCTTTTAAGAATTTAAAAGATAGAAAGTTTGAGGGATCTACTAAAAGAGAATTCGTTACCTTTATAAAAGAAAATAAATCAATGATTCCTTTTGACAGTAAAATAAACAGCAACTCTTTACGTATAGAATTTATACTACAGAACCCTGACTTTAGTAAGTTATCACATAGTAAATGGAACAAGTGGATGCGAATCGCTTGCAAGCATTTGACTGGTAAAGAAGCTGAACAAGGGAGAGACACTGCTGGTATATATTTTATATTTCCTGAGATAGAAACCCAAGTAGAGTTAGAGCTATGAGAAATGTAACACAAGAACTTATATTAGAAGTGATGGATGTAATAGTAGAGAACACTTACCTATTAATTACAGAAAAGAAAACTCACGATGAGTTGTTAGATGAAAATGAACACGACTTTCCTGTGATGTTTTTAATGGAACCAGACCAAGAACCTGATATTAGTTTATATGAGTTACTCATTGATCACTATGAAGAACAGGAAGAGTACGAGAAATGTCAAGAACTATTAGATTATCTAGTAGAACTATAAAAAAAACATATGGAATTTAGAAAGTATCAAACAGATATTATCGACAAAGGCTCGGTAATACTAAACAACTATGGCCTATTGTATCTATCTATGGAGGTTAGAACAGGCAAAACACTTACATCGTTAGGTATATGTGAATTAATAGGCGCTGAACGAGTCTTGTTTCTAACTAAAAAGAAAGCTATATCTAGTATACAATCGGATTATGAAATGATGAATCCTAGCTTTAAGTTAGAAGTTATTAACTACGAAAGTGCTCATAAAGTAAACTTAGGATTTAAACCCGATGTAATCATAGCTGATGAAGCTCACTCATTAGGCGCTTTTCCTAAGCCATCATCACGAGCAAAGAGATTAGCTTCGGACCTCAAGACCTGGGGTTCTAAACTTATCCTTATGTCAGGCACACCTACACCGGAGAGTTTCTCTCAAATGTATCACCAAGTATATGGATGTAAAACAAATCCTTTTAGTGAGTATAAAAACTTCTATAGATGGGCTGATGATTACGTCAATAAAAAACAAATACATTATGGTATTAGAGTAGCAACTGATTACTCTATAACAAGGAAAGAGTTAGTAATTGAAATGATGAAACCATACACAATATCTTTTACTCAAAAAGCTGCAGGATTTAAGTCTGTTATAGATGAGGAGATATTGTACGTAGACATGCAAGAAGACACATACAAGCTATGTAAGAGACTTAAAAGAGATAAAGTATTAGAAGGAACAGAAGAAGTTGTGTTGGCTGAGACAGGTGTTAAACTAATGCAAAAGCTTCATCAGATGTACTCAGGTACAATTATCTTTGAGTCAAAGAACAGTACTATAATAGACTACAGTAAGGCTGAGTTCATTAAGAATAAGTTTAAGGATAATAAGATAGGAATATTTTATAAGTTCTCTGCTGAACTAAAAGCTCTTAAAGATATATTTGGTGACGACCTAACTACTGATATAGAAGAATTCAATAACACAGGTAAGAATATAGCTCTACAAATTGTAGCTGGTCGAGAAGGTATATCACTTCGAAATGCTGAGTTTTTAGTTTACTATAATATAGACTTTAGCGCCACTAGTTATTGGCAATCTAGAGATAGGATGACTACCAAGGATAGGTTATACAATAAAATATACTGGGTGTTTTCTAAGAATGGTATTGAGAATCAAATATATAAAGCGGTAAACAGTAAGAAAGACTACACGCTAAAACACTTTAAAAAAGACTTTGCGATATGACAATTGAAAAAGAAAACAAATGGATGTACGATGAGTTAGGAGTAACAGACCTAGCTAATGAGATTTCTTTCAAACTGTTAGCAACAAAAGATCATCCCGATTATGAATGGCTGATTAAAAAGTTGACTAACTTTGTAGAATGACGGAACAACAAATTCAAAACAAGAGAATAAAAGAATTAGAGTCACAAGGATTCTATGTAATTAAATTAATTAAAACTAACAAGAACGGTATACCAGACCTAATAGCTATACCACCTAATTCGGGAGTGCTTTTTTCAGAAGTTAAAACCCCTAAAGGTGTGGTGTCTAGGCTACAGGAGTATCGTTTACAAGAACTAGAGAAACATGGATGTAACACAGAAATATACAACGGAAGTGGAGCCGAAACAAATAACAATAACATATGACTTTATAGATAATCTTCAACGAGATGAGGATGTCACTATAGACTGGCAAGATATTGTTAATCTAATGGAAAGATTGGACAATGATATTGAGACAAGTTGTAGTTTAGGTCACGTATTTACCACAAAGACTAATCAATTTTTTCTCGAATTATTTTTTGAACTAGACGAAAACTCTAAAGATTTTCATTATATTGTAGACCATTACGAGATAATTGATTGCGATAGATTTTTAGATTTAATACTAGATAACAAGAGAGTTTCACTATCTAAAGAAAGAGTTAGGAGTATAGTATGAGAAAGCCCTATGAAGAATACACCAAGAGCTTCCCTTGGAAAAAAAGAAGAAAAGGATACAGAGAACTTACTGAAAGTGAAAGACACTCTATACTTAAGCTAATACAAAAAGGATACATTATAACTAAAGTAGCAAAGGAATTGAAACTCCCTTTACATACAGTTAGATCGTACTTTTGCAAATGGCATCCTAGGAATTACAACGTACTCCCTATACATATGGGACACAAAAAAGATTCCTATTATGAAAATGAAGAAGACTACTCCTCTTACCCTACATATAAATGGGAAGACCTATCTAAAAGGGAAATTGAGGTTTATTTAAAGAATAATTAATTAATAATTAAAAAAATATGTTTACATTTGAAGAAGATATTGACCAAGAATTAATGAAAAGACGACTATCTCATAAAGGAAAAAGAGTCTACGTGAAATCATTAACTCCTACTTACGCTTTAGTTTCTTATGAAAAAGAAGGTAGGTCGAAGTTATTTAAGTTAAATGTAGACGACTTAGCACAGGTGTAGTTATGAAGAAGTTAGGTGTTCATTTTCATAAAGTAAATCACGTTAATTTTGTGATGAAGGAAATCAATAACCTGACGGATGATATCTACGAATCCCTAATTGATGAGGAGTATTACACTACTCAGGGTCAAATCTGCTCCCTAATAAGTAAGCTAAAAGAAATCAGTTCCTCAATCAAATCTTGATGAG